GTTAAAATACGGAGAATACTTGGGGAATATTCTCCGCTTCTACAACGACACACACATACCAAACTCACTTGGTATACACAGTATATCATCTCACAAATCCTATGTCAAGAACTTTTTTAAATTTATTTTAGAAAATACTAAGGAAACTCCTATAACCCTCACAAGATGGAATACTTCTTATAGATCAAGTATTTTAGACACAGGGTTGGCATTCTCTTTCTCAAACATTCCAATGGATGAAGATCAAAGAAAAGTAAATGAGATCATTGATAATGAAAACTTTGAGTATTTCAGGAATCTTTGTTTAAACATGGGTTTCTGTATATCAAACTCTAATCCTAACATTCTGATATATGATATAGCTAATCCAGCTAATGCTGGTATATTAGGATCTTATGGAAATTATAATCTTAAGACATTCTTTACTAATAATTTTATTAAGACATATACATTAGACATGGAATTATTAATTAATAATATTAATATATATTATAATAAATATGCTCAGAAAAACTCCGTTTTGAGAAAAGACTCGATTAAATGCGGCAGACCTCATACGACGTATTCAACAATACAGACAGAATCGACAAACACAAGAATTTATTCAGACTTAGAGGAACTTCACCTCTATGCTCAGATTAGGAATGTTGAAGAGGGGATCCCGTTCTCTCCCGCAAAGATCGAGAACATTTATAAAAGATCAAAATTTTTACTAAAAACACTTGACAAGGCTGAAGGAATGAGTTATATTAATAGTATATTTCGAGACCAGCTGTGGAACAAGGACTTTGGCTACGACGATCTCGCTAAACAACTTAATGGTAAGACAACCACCAAATCCCAACGAGATCTATCTGGGGAAGATCCATTCGGAGGAAGTTATTAGTCTTACCAAACGGAGGACAAATGATATTTCAACTAATGGACAGCAAAGTAGATTGTGCGGGAGTTTATCTCCCAAACCGCTTTGTTTATGACAAAATCCCAACAGGATTGACAAAGACTTGGTCTTGGTCTCCACACCTTGACGGTATGGATATCGAATATGCTCAAATATGGGCCGGAGGACGCTCATTAAACGAGGTTTGCCCTGAACACCTTAAGGAACGCTGGGAGGCGGCAAACAAGCTGCTGAAGAGCCATTTCAAGGCCTTTGGGACTTCGGGAGTAAAATTAACTGACGTTTGCTTTTACGACCTTGTTCCTCAAAAACACCTCCAGCATTATTTCGATTGCAAGAACGAGATTACAAAATGGGTGTTCGAGAATGTCGAGAAACCAAGAAACTATTCTTTTTTAAAGGAGACATTCGGCAATCTTAGAAAACTGTCAAAATATCCCGTAAAGCTCAATATGTTTGCTTTGTACTGCACTTCCACAACAGACAAGAAAGCAGAGTATCTTTACAAGCAGTTTGAGGGAAGACCTGTCCACGTTGATTATGATTTGTTCGGCACAGTGACAGGCCGATTAACAACAAAGAAGGACTCTTTTCCCATTCTTAATTTAAAAGGAGAGTTGAAGAACGACGTTTTTCCACAAAACGATGTGTTCTTAGAGCTTGATTTCAACGCTTCGGAGATAAGAACTCTTCTTGCTTTACAAAATATTGAACAACCACAGGAGGATATCCATGAATGGAATATCAAAAATGTCTTTACTGAAGAAATTACTCGAGACAAAGCAAAACAAAAAATATTCGCTTGGCTCTATAACCAAGAATCCAATGCCATTGAATCAGATTACTACGATAGACAAAGCATCTTGGAAAAATACTATATTGACGGAGAAGTACAAACCCCATTTGGGCGATCAATTGTTTGTCCCGGGTCTAAAGCCCTCAACTACCTTTTACAATCGAGTTCGTCCGACAACACGCTCGACCGATTTAACAAAATTTTTCGTTTCCTTAGCGACACAAGATCCCATGTTGCTTTTACTGTTCATGACAGCATTGTCATCGATCTTCACCGAGACGATAGACACTTGATTCCTCAATTAAAGCAAATCTTTGAGGATACAAAGTTGGGCAAATTCAAAGTTAATGTTTCCTTGGGAAAGAATCTTGGCAAAATGAAGGAGTTTACATGGTAGAAATAGGAGATTTAGTTTTAGACCGGAGAGACAATCAATCGTTGGGTCTAGTAAAGAACATTGAGTGGTATGATTCTTTTGAGTATTGCACTTCCTTTTACTTAGTGAGGGTTGATTGGCTAACAGGGAAGAATTGCAGGAGAACACAAATACTTGCTATGGAATTTTTAAAAAAATTGGGGGACAAATGATTAATATATTATTTTTATTAGGATTACAAATTGCAAATGCTGCTGAAGTATTCGAAGTAAGCAGCCTAACACAATATCTTTGGAACGAAGACGCTGAGAGCTGGAGATACCAAAAGGGATTCACCTATGTCCCAGAAGATTTTAAGAAAATTATTATATATGATGGCTTTTTTGAAATTGACAATAAGAAAACTTACTTCTCAAATATAACAGACGACGGAGACACCAAATGTTATATCGTAAAAAGTGATTGGAAAATGTGTTTAGATCGCTCAGACTATCTATTATACACCGAGAAGGTGTATAAGAATGGCCAACTGTGGTTAACCAAAATGAACGTCGAATTATATGACGGAATCCCAGTAAAAATAGGAGACCCAAAATGGTAATAGTAGGATTAGGACAAGCAGGTAAGGAAATTGCAAATTTATTCAAGCCACACTCTAAGATTTACAAAATAATCTCTTTTGACACAGGAGAAGGTCTTGAAGCTTATGATACAGTTGAACAATATGACGAAAACCCAATAAAACTACCCTCTAAAAGTCTCAAAAATGAGTCTGAGGGTATTTTATTTGTTTGTGGGTCCGGTAAGGTGGCTGGAGCCTCTCTAAGGATTCTAGAGGCATTACAAGACCTTAAAATGACTGTTTTTTATATTGAACCCGACCTTGAGTTTTCTTCTCGAGAAGAAAGAATGAGAAATAAAGTGCACTTTAATGTATTACAGCAATATGCAAGATCAGGAAAGATATGGAATATGATTTTGGCCTCAAACAAGGTGTTATTAGAGATATTTGGCTCTGGTTCAATCTCGAGATACTATGAAAAGGTAAACTATGGCATTTACTCTTTGCTGCAAAATGTATTTTTCTGCTTGCACACAAAACCAGAATTCGGACAAATTCAAGAGCCAAAGAATATCTCGAGAATCTCAACAATTGGCTTGGGTTTATTGGAAAAAAATGAAGAAAAGTTAATATTTCCACTTGACAACATAACAGAAACATGTTATCTTTATAATATAGACGAAGAGGACTTAGACAATGACGAAACGGTCTTGCCAAAGATTCAGGATAGAATCCGCAAGAACAAGTTATTGGAAAGAGAAACCTCTTATGCGATCTGGAAAGCTTCGGATGAGAATCTATACTATTCTATTCACTATACGCATTTTATTCAGGGGGAAGAATGATTTTTGAGAGGTACAAGAACTCAAGAGTTGAGACGCTAAGAAAGACAAATTTGGGAGTTACCATATTACTTATTGATGGAACACCCTTTGCTGTTGAAAATAGATTGGCAAAGAAACTTTTGGAGTATAACAATGGACTTAAAACATTTAAAGAAAGAACTGAAGAGATTGGAGAGCGTTGAAAGCAGGTTGCTTAATTTCCTTATAGAAGAACCCGATCACACTCATATAGCAGTAAAGAAAATATTTGAAGTAGCAGGGCTTATTGTGAGCCTTAAAGAAATCATTCAAACAATAAAGGAGGGCAAATGATTTTAGAATCAGTTATTAAAGAAACAAACAACTTAATATCAATGGCGAGAGAAGAGATTATCGAATTGGTTGACGAACTAAGAGTCAATGAACACCAAGGATATTGGATTGCTGAATTAACAATAGGAAGAGTAAAAGAAATTGTTAGGGGATCAACTGAACTGGAGCTTCTAAAAAATGCTTTAGCTATTGCAAGAATTTATGACGAAGGTCCCGGAGACTATGAATTCATTGATCATCCTCAGCATTATGGAGGAGCATCTGCTAAACATGAAGCAATCTCTGTTATTGAAGAGTGGAACTTGGGATTTCATCTTGGAAACGTTGTAAAATACATTTCGAGAGCAGGAAAGAAACCCGACCAAAACACAATAGACGATCTTAAAAAAGCAAAATGGTATCTTGAACGATACATTCAAAACCTGGAGGACAAATGAAAAACTTATTTTTATTTATAACTGAATTCATACTAAAATATGCTGGAGCATCAATGGCTGCTGTGGCTTTCTTTGCTCCCTTTAGAGCATTCTCAAACCCATCAGCAGGTTTAGGAGTTGTTTTGTGGTCTCTAACAATAGAGATTTGTATTTATGGCATCATGTCGTATGGTTTGTGGTCTCTAGGGACTAAAGTTGGAAAAATTTAAAAAAATAAAAAAAATACTTGACAAACCATTTTGAATATGTTATATTATTAGTATGTTCATTGAAAGAGAAGTTGACGTAGGTCGCGTCAAGGATAAAATAAAAAATGATCGATGATAGAAAAGCTTTGCTAGTAATCCTTCTCGACTTAACTGAGATTGAAGAATCAAAGCTCCAACACTAGTGTGTAAGTATACACTGATAAGGTTGCCTCTGACCTAGTGTTGGTTTTTTTGCATCCGTAGCTCAGCTGGATAGAGCAACTGCCTTCTAAGCAGTGGGTCGCAGGTTCGAGTCCTGCTGGATGTACTTTTTTGCCTCTTTAGCTCAGTTGGTAGAGCACCTGATTTGTAATCAGGCGGTCATCCGTTCAAGTCGGATAAGGGGCTTTCGGGATATAGCGCAGCCTGGTAGCGCATTCGGTTTGGGACCGAAGGGTCGGAGGTTCGAATCCTCCTATCCCGACTTTTTTCTGCTCGGCTGTACGGTTGCAGATAACTGATGTGGGCAGGCATTTTAAAACATCAGAATTGTGGGGTTCAAATCCCCACCCGAGCACATAATAACATGGAGACAATTATGAAAAACATTAATGGAACAGAAGAGTTTAACCAACTCACGCAACAAGGTTCTGTCTATATTCAATTCTCGGCAAACTGGTGTGGACCTTGCAAGACGCTTGCTAGCACTGTCGAAGACATTGAAGACACAGAGACAGATATTACATTTCTAAAGGTCGATGTTGACTCTAATCGAGAGTTAGCACAACAGTTCGGAGTCCGAAGCATTCCACGAGTCATCTTGATGAAAGATGGTAAACAAGTTGGAGAGTTCATGGGAGCGAAGAATAAGAACGATCTCGAAGAAATTTTACAAAAAACTTTAAAATAATACTTGACAAGCAATGCTAAAACATGTTATGTTATATACACAACGTTGGAGGACTAATGATGTATAAAATTGAAAACTATCTACCGATTGTTCCACCTGAGGAAACTTGGAGATTTATTTATGAAGAATTAAAAAACTTTAACTTCAGAGACGGAGCTGTACGACACCCAGACACTCAACTAGATCAGCCTTATGAAGTTTGGGAAGCTCAAAGAGAAATATTATTAAATAGACTTCTCTCCAGTGCTAGGACTAATGATCAAAAATCAAGAGCAAATGATTGTCTCGGACTTATCCTTAGGTGGAAGAGTGGAAAGTTCGATCACCATGTTGATTATCTAGAGATCAATCGTTATAGACATCAAGTTCTGCTTAATGGAGAAGCATCCAATAAAAACGCGTTTGAAAATTGGATCAATAAATTTTCAAGAGAAGGTTATTCAATAGATAGGATCGCTAAATTCGGAAATCTGTTTAACGATCATGGGGGAATGAGGCTCGAGCCAACAACCGTCTTTTTTAAGAAAAAAACATAAAAACTTTAAAATAACACTTGACAAACCCAAAATAAAGTGTTATAATACTAATATAACTTGAAATGAAAACTAATTAGTAATGAAAAAAAAATAAAAAAATTACTTGACAACCTTTGAGTTTCATGCTATAATAATAATATAAACGAATTGCAATGGGGTCGGAATGAAAAAATAGTCTGACTACCTTAGTGATAAAACACAAAAAAATAAAATGACAATAGGAGAAATATTATGTCTTTAAATTTAGAAGCGATGCGAGCCAAATTGAATGTATCTAAAACTGGCGGAAAACCAACTGGTAAAACTTCCACAATGTGGAAACCAAAAGCGGGAGATCAAAATATCCGTATCCTCCCAACTGCGGACGGAGACCCGTTCCGCGAATTTCATTTCCACTATAATGTTGGAAAGAATCCCGGTATCTATTGCAACAAGCGTAACGACGGCGGTGAATGTCCAATCTGCGACTTTGCCTCAAAACTATGGCGTGACGGTGTTGAGAATGACGATACCACTTTAAAGAATGAAGCAAAGAAAATGTTTGCTCGAAAGCGTTATTATTCACCTGTATTGGTGCGTGGTTCTGAGTCCGAAGGCGTAAAGATTTGGGCTTATGGAAAGACTGCTTATGAAACCTTGTTGGGTTATGTCCTTGACCCTGACTATGGTGATATCACTGATCCTCAAACTGGGACTGATATTAAATTGACTTATACTTTGGCCTCTGGCCCCGGTGCTTTCCCTAAGACTACCTTGCAACCTCGTCGTCGTCCTTCTGTCCTCTGTGACGATGCGATTGCTGATTGTCAAGAGCTTTTGGACTCTGTTCCTGTTATCGATGAACTGTTTGAGCGTAAAACAACTGAACAAGTTCAAGAGTTATTGGACACCTATTTGTCCTCTGATTCCTCTGCTGAGGCTTCTTCCTCTGAGACAACTCAGTATAAGAATCCTGATACCAGCATTGACTCTGCTTTCGACGACTTTATGGCGAATAATTAGTTGTAGGTCCTCCTGTGTTGTTAAGGGTTTTGGCCGTCTTTCCCTAGGTTAGAAAAAAGACGGCCCCTTTTTTATTGTAGTGGACCTACATACAAAACGATTATAAAAACAATAGGAGAAAATATGACATTGTTATTAACGTTGCTCTTGGCTTGTGGAGATAAAGAAGAACAAGTAGATACCTCAGTAGAGGAACAAGCTGAGGAAACTCAACCTTCTTCTGAGTCTTCAACTGAAGAGCCAGCAGATACTGGCTCCGAAGAAACAGAAGACTCCGGAGAGACTCGATAATGACTAAGCCGGGTAAGATTGACATTTCAGCAATGAAAAAATTTGTCAACAAAAAAGTTGGCTTGGACATTGCCCACGATTTGAATGAAGACAATCCTACCGAAGTAAAAGAATGGATTCCAACTGGTTCACGCTGGTTGGATTCTATCATTTGCCGAGGTAAGATGGGTGGAATTCCTGTTGGTAAGATTACAGAACTTGCAGGGCTTTCATCGGCAGGAAAATCTTATATGGCTTGCCAAATCGCAGCACAAGCTCAAAAAATAGGACACTTTGTTGTTTATTTTGACGCAGAGTCAGCAATCGATCCAAACTTCTTAACAAATTCTGGAATTGATATTAATGATGATTTCATGTATATTCAAGCAGTTTCAGTTGAGAAAACATTGGAGACAATTGAAGACTTAATGTCTGAATACTCAGATACACAGTTTTTCTTTATTTGGGACTCAATTGCTGCAACTTCTTCTGAGAAAGAGCTAGAAGGAGACTTCAATCCTCAAAGCACAATGGCAATGAAGCCTAGGATTTTTGCGAAAGCATTTCCAAAGCTTACAATTCCATTGGCTAATCAACAATGCACTTTGTTGCTTATCAACCAGTTAAAAACAAACATTACTTCAAATGTTGCAGAAGCTATGACAACACCTTATATCGCTCCAGGCGGTAAGGCAATTGAATACTTCTGTTCTTTGAGAATCTGGCTAACTAAGCGAAAAGCAAAAGCTTCTTATGTTGTTGACGATAGTGGTCTACGAATTGGTTCCGAAGTAAAAGTTAAGATTGAGAAATCTCGATTTGGCTCTGAGGGACGAAATTGTGGCTTTAAGATTCTATGGGGCAAAGATATTGGAATTCAAGACGAAGAATCTTGGTTGGAAGCACTAAGACTTTCAGGTTCTGGTAGATTCAAAGCAGGCGCTTGGAATAAGCTTTATGACCGAGACGGCAAAGAGTTTAAGTTCCAAAGAACTCAATGGATTGACAAGTTGAAAGAAGAAGAGTTTAGAAAAGTTGTTTTCGACATCATGGACGAAGAAATCATTAAAAAGTTCGAAAGCGAAGGAAAAAATGTGAATATTGACGCAGAAGAAAATTCCGAGGACTAGTTAGTGTAAAGCTGTTAGTTTCATGATGTACCTCCTTTAACCCCGTTGGTTTTTACCTTCGGGGTTTTTTTATCTTTTTTCTTGACAATTCTGTTGGAACATGTTATATTATAAACATACAAACATTGGAGGACAAATGAAAAACGTTATTATTATTGACGCATTAAATATGTTTTTGAGAAGCTATGTGATTAGCCCTCATTTAGATAAAAAAGGTATGCCTGTAGGCGGCACTATTGGCTTTTTAAAGAGCCTTCAAAAAGTGGCTAGGGATTTCAACGCTGACGAGATAATCGTAGCTTGGGACGGCCATGAAGGTTCTCAAAGAAAGCGTTCTATGAACAAGGACTACAAAGGCGGAAGAAAACCTGTGAGGTTCAATCGAAGAATGATTGAATTACCAGAGGATCAAGAAGCGGCAAACAAAGGATATCAACAAATAAGGTTGATGGAATATCTTAATCAAATGCCTGTGGTGCAACTCATTGTAGATTTCACAGAGGCAGACGATATTATTGCACATGTTGTTAAGACAAAGCAATACAAAGGCTGGAGAAAAACAATTATATCTTCAGACAAAGACTTTCTTCAGTTGTGCGATGAAGAAACTCAAATCTATCGCCCAATTCAAAAGAAAGTCGTGACAAAAGATTCTGTTTTGGAAGAATTCAAGATTCACCCAAAGAATTTTGCATTAGCAAGAGCAATGGCAGGAGATCCAAGTGATAACCTTCCCGGCATTAAAGGTGCTGGTCTTAAAACCATTGCAAAGCGCTTTCCTTATTTGGTAAGAGAGGACGTTTATGAAACTTCCGATATTATCAGAGACTGCGCCATGCAAACAAAAAAATTAAAATTACATGAGAACATTGAGGCGAACGAACAACTAGTTAAAGACAACTTCAAAATAATGCAGTTATATTATCCGAACATTAGACCTATCAATAGAATGATGATCGATAAAGCTTTGGCTGATTTCGAGCCTTATTTTGACAAAATTAAGTTCACCCAAATGTTATTTGATGATGACGCTGGGCATTTGAACTTTAACGATTTACAACAAGTTTTTAAAAATATACGGAGGTAAAATGATAGAAAGATGGAGACTTGAATCATCAGACAATGAGTTAAAATTCTTCTTTGATGACACACTTGCCATACATCTTTTTAAATTCAATGAAACTTGGAGCGTGAATGTCCTAGGTCAACAAAAAACCTATCAATGTAGAGACCTAGGCAGCGCACTCGAGACAGCAAAAATCGCAGCCACAGAATGTGGTTGGATAAATTTATAATTTTTACTTGACAAGTGATTCATGACAGGTTATATTATCATATAATCAAAAACGGAGGACATTATGAACGAATTTACTAAAAAAGACTCATTTTCAAAATTTGGAAAGAAATTCCAAGAGAATATCTGCCAACTTATGTTGGAGGACAGACCATTCTTTGACCAAATCACAGAGGTTTTAGATATAAATTATTTTGAGACAAAATATTTGCAGATCTTTGCACAAACCTTGATAGGATATCGAAATAAATACAATACTCACCCTAATGCAGAGGTTATGATGTCTCTTCTTAGAACAGAATTAAATCACCACGACAAAGCAGTGGCAAAACTGGTTCGAGAGTTCTATGCTAGAATTCATAAGTCTGAAGGCGTAGAAGAAGCAATGTATGTAAAAGATAAAGCTATCGACTTTTGTCGCAAGCAAGCTCTTAAGGGAGCAATGTTAAAATCAGCAAAGCTTTTGAATTCTTCCTCTTTTGACGAGATTGAAAAGGTAATCAAGGACGCATTAGTTCTTGGAACAGACAATAACTTTGGTCATGATTACCACAAAGATCTCCTGAAGCGCTTTGAACTTATTTCAAGAAATCCAATCACAACTGGCTGGTCTCAAATGGACGAAATCTGCAAGGGTGGACTTGGTTCTTCTGAATTAGGTGTCGTTATCGCTCCAACAGGGGCCGGAAAATCAATGGTATTGGTTCACCTAGCTACTAGGGCTTTGCTTGAAGGAAAGACCGTTGTATATTACACCTTGGAGCTTAAAGACACTGTTGTGGGACAACGCTTTGACTGTTGTATAACTGACGTTCCTCTTCAAGATCATAGAATGAGAAAACAAGAAATTTTAAGAAAAATTGAAGATATAGATGGCACTCTTATAATTAAAGAATACCCAACTAAATCTGCTTCCGTGCAAACTCTCAAAAATCATATTGAGAAGCTTCGGAAGCGTGGTATTGAACCAGATATGGTTCTAGTAGATTATGCGGACTTATTGCGTCCGACAAGGAGTACAGGTGAAAAACGACACGAATTGGAAGAAACTTACGAAGGCCTTCGAGGACTTGCTCAAACCTATGAAGTTCCCATTTGGACCGCTAGCCAAACCAATCGGGGAGGACTCAACGCGGAAGTCATCACGATGGAAGCGATCTCAGAAGCGTTCAACAAATGCTTCGTAGCGGACTTTATCTTTTCACTGTCAAGAACAGTTCAAGATAAACAAGCAAACAAGGGTCGTTTGTTTATCGCAAAGAATCGTAATGGACCTGACGGCCTTGTATTTGACGCTTTTGTTGACTGGTCTGACGTTACAATCAAGATTTTAGATCGAGACGAAAGTGTTGAGAAAATTCAATCAACAAATGACGCTTTGGCAGTGTTAAAACAAAAATATGCAGAAGTAAAGGCAAAATAGGAGGCCGACATGGACGAGTCAACATATTACACATTAGAAGAAAAAAAAGCTTATAGAAACAGGAGAAAAACTATGGATTTGGAAAAATCAATCTTATCGGATATTACTGTCCACATGAAGTACGCAAAATATATTGACGAAAAACAACGTCGAGAGAATTGGGACGAGTTAGTAACTCGCAATATGAATATGCACATTAAGAAGTTTCCTAGCTTAGAGTCTGAGATTCGAGAGGTATATCAGTACGTATTTAACAAACAGGTTCTTCCTTCAATGCGCTCAATGCAATTTGGTGGAAAACCAATCGAGGTTTCTCCTAATCGAATTTTTAACTGCGCTTATGCCCCAATTGATGATCCTCGAGTATTTGGTGAGATCATGTTTTTGTTGCTAGGAGGAACTGGAGTTGGATATTCAGTTCAACACCACCACGTAGAAAAGCTTCCTGAGATTCATAAGCCAAGCGACAAAAGAACTCGTCGATTCCTTATTGGAGATTCAATTGAAGGTTGGGCTGATGCAGTAAAAGCTTTGATTCAATCTTACTTCAAAGGCTCTTCAAAGTTGCGTTTTGATTTTTCTGATATCCGTCCGAAAGGTGCGAGACTAGTTACTTCCGGTGGAAAGGCTCCCGGCCCACAGCCACTGAAAGAATGCTTAGTGAAAATTGAGGGTTTATTAGATGCGAAAGAAGATGGAGATCAACTCAGTCCCATTGAGGTGCATGATATCGTCTGTTATATTGCGGACGCTGTTTTGGCTGGTGGTATTCGACGGGCTGCTCTCATTTCTCTTTTCTCCGCTGATGATGAAGAAATGCTTGGAGCCAAGGCGGGAGCTTGGTGGGAACTCAACCCACAGCGAGGAAGAGCAAACAACTCTGTAGTTCTTATGCGTCATAAGATTGACAAGGAAACCTTTATGAAGGTTTGGAAAAGAACGGAAGAGTCTCGCTCTGGTGAGCCCGGATTCTATCTGTCAAACGACAAAGATTGGGGTTGTAATCCTTGTTGTGAGATTGGTCTCCGACCTTTCCAATTCTGTAACTTGGTTGAGATCAATGTATCTGATGTAACTTCTCAAGAAGAACTCAACGCTAGATCACGCGCTGCGAGCTTCATAGGAACCCTTCAAGCGTCTTATACAGACTTTCACTACCTAAGACCTATCTGGAAGCGAACAACTGAAAAAGAGGCCCTTATTGGCGTTTCTATGACGGGTATTGCCTCTGGTGAAGTTTTGAAGTTGAACATGTCTGAGGCCTCTTTAGAAGTAAATAAAGAGAATCGAAGAGTTGCGATGCAAATCGGAATCAATAAGGCTGCAAGAACTACCTGTGTGAAACCTGCTGGAACAACCTCTTTGACTTTGGGAACTTCTTCTGGAATCCATGCGTGGCATAATGACTTTTATCTACGCAGATTGCGCGTAGGAAAAAATGAAGCGATTTACAGCTATCTTAGAGACAATCTTCCTGAGTTAGTTGAAGATGATAAGTTTAGACCTCACGACACTGCGATTATCACTATTCCACAAAAAGCTCCTGAAGGCGCAATCACTCGCCACGAAAGCGCTCATGATTTGCTCGAGAGAATCAAGAAAGTTTCAAATGAATGGGTTCGTGGAGGCCACCAAAAAGGCTCTAATGGGCACAATGTTTCCGCTACAGTTTCTATCAAAGACGATGAATGGGATTCAGTTGGAGAATGGATGTGGGAGAACCGAGAATATTATAACGGATTGTCGGTTCTACCTTACGATGGAGGCAGTTACGTCCAAGCTCCTTTTACTGACTGCTCTAAGCAAGAGTATGAAGAAATGCTGCCATTACTGAAGAACGTGAACTTGGATGACGTTGTAGAGACGACAGACGAAACCGACCTATCAGGTGAAATTGCCTGTGGAGGAGGATCTTGCGAGATCTTCTAAGTTCTTCATAGAAAGCACAAAATAAAAACCACCACTTTGCGAAGATAAGACTATTTATTTTTACAAGGAGGTGGTTTTTTATGTCTAGAAAATCAAAATACGTTGGTCTCTACGAAGTGGGGCATAAGTTTGGTGAGTGGGAGTTGCTTAGCTCTATTCCAATAAGGGTTGCGAGGAAGCCCAATTCAAAGGGCAAAAACAAACATAATCTTTGCTATGAAGTTAGATGTTCTTGTGGCAAAGAGCAGCCAACAGACTGTTACAATCTAGAGAAAGGGATAAGCACCCGCTGTTACGATTGTTCAATGAAAAGGACTCACGGATCCAATAACCCTAATTGGAAAGGCACGTCTGTTATATCAAGCTCTAGATTTACGAGAATGAAGCGTCAAGCAAAAGAAAGAGGAATTGAGTTTTTATTGGAAATTCAAGACTTTGAAGACAAGCTATTGGATCAAAATTACATTTGTGCTCTA